GTCACCCCGGACCTGAAGAGCGTCCAGCTCGCAGTCACCCTGCGGATGGAGTTCCAGGCCTCCGAGGAGAACCAGACCGCGCTGAAGGAGCGCAAGGCCAAGGCTGAGGTCGAGGCCAAGAAGAAGGCGGAGGCTCGCAAGGCCAAGCTGCTGGCCGAGCTCGCCAAGCTCAACGGCGAGACGACCGAGCCGGTCGCCGACGAGGCGAAGCCCGAGGAGCCCGCTGAGGCCCCGACGGCGGACGCTGAGCCCGAGGCTGAGGCCGACGGCGAGAACGGCGCTGAGGCGGCCACGGAGGCTGTCGAGGAGCCCAAGGCGGAGGACAAGCCGAAGCCGGTTCGCCGGACGCGGCGCACGACGCCCGCCAAGAAGTAACACCCCGCAAGCGGCCCCCGGTCGAGTGACAGCCCACGAGGCCCTCGACCGGGGTGCCCACGCACAAGGACGAAACGCCCCTCGGGGCGTCCGGCACTGGATGGTGCTGCTGAGGAGTCCCCAAGGAGGATGCATGGAACCCGAGCTCGTAGTGTGGAACCTGTACAAGGTCCTGGTTGAGGAGGATCGCGAGGAGCACATCGCGGTGTTCACCGACGAGGCCAAGGCCAACGACGCGATCAACCGGCTGCGGCTGCGAGACGCGGACGACACCGACGTCGACTACAACCTTCGGTTCTGCAACACCGACCCGACCCCGGACATGCTGGAGCTGCCCAAGACGCTCCGCGAGATGGGGTGCGACGACCTGCTCAAGGCCGCGTACATCGAGCTCGCCAACAACGGCAAGATGTACGTGCCCCTGTGGATCAACCCGGCGTGGCTGGTGCACGAGCTCAAGGCCAAGTACAGCATCGGCATCGACTTCAAGGGGCGCGAGATGACCTTGGTCGGACAGGCCGAGCAGCAGCGCCGCAAGGAGTTCGGCATCGCCGACGCGAACTTCCCGAGCGACTACGGCATCGACGACGACGCGGGCTTCGTGGAGACGCGCGACTGATGCTGGGCAAGTGGAATCGGGACGAGGTCCTCGCGGGCCTCGTCCTGGTGGCCGGGTACATCGCCTGGTCATGGATCACGAGATGAGGAGCACCGCATGGCCGAGGAAGCCTGCCCCGTGGACCTGCCCGAGCAGGGCGTCCAGCCGATGGTGACGGTCGTCACGAGCACCGGCTCGGGACCGTCCGAGGTCCGCGTGGACGAGCAGCACCCGACGGACCCCGCACAGCAGTGAACCGGCGGCCAAAGCGCGACAACACCTGGCTGTGGTTCGGATTATTAACCCTCGCCCTCGTGGTGGCCTACAGCAGGTCGCACGGGGGATGAGGCTCCACCCCAGATCGAAACGCTCGGGACGCGGCTGCCAGTCGCGGACCGGGCGTCCGCCCGTACGGTACGGGTGCTGACGAGATCGTGGAGGAAGCATGCAGCAGGAGACGACCGAAGAGGTCTGGGTGACGGAAGAGCCGCCCGCGATGCCCGTCACGAACCCGAAGGTAAAGCCTCTGTGGGAGGCGCTGGGCTGATGGCGAGCTTCGCTGAGAACTGGTGGCGCAAGCACGAAATGGACCGCGACGGCAAGGGCTGCTTCTTCATAGTCCTCGTGATCGCCGGTGCACTGATCTTCGTGGGCGCTGGGCTGGGAGTCATCGCTACGGTCGCCCTGCTCAAGCTCATCTGATCCTCAGCCAGGACGAAACCAGCCCGTCGGGAGACGCTGCTGGTCCGCCGGTAAGGTACCGGTGCTGACGAGTCCCGAGGAGATTCGCAACATGTCCGAAACGCAGAACCCGATGCTGGCCAAGATCCAGGGCCTGCTCGACACGTACCAGTCGCTCACGGACACCAACCCCGAGGGTGCTCAGGCGTACCTCGACAAGGCCGAGCAGCTGATGCAGAAGTACGCCGTTGACGAGGCGATGCTGTCCGCAGCTCGCCAGCTCGCAGGTGGCATCGTCGAGGAGCCGGAGCAGCGCATCATCACGTTCATGCCGGCACATGACAAGCTGGGCAACCAGTGGTACAACCTGGTCATCGGCGTGGCCAAGCACTACGACTGCGACTTCTTCGGCTGGACCTCCGGGTCTGGCTACCTGGTGGGCTTCCCGTCCAACATGGACATGGTCGAGATGGTCTACACCTCGCTGCGCATGCAGGCGCTCTCGCACCTCGACCCCAACCCCAACAAGGAGCTCACGTTCGACGAGAACGTGTACATCCTGCACGAGGCCGGGATCAAGTGGCAGCGCATCTGCTTCCTCATGAACAAGGCGTGGCACGAGGCGAAGGAGCTCGGCATCCCGATCGACTCCAACTGGGAAGAGATCCCGTGGGAGGTCAACGAGAAGGGCGTCGGCAAGAAGGACGGCGGTCGCCTGATCCGGGCGGCCAAGCGCTGGTGCAAGGACATCGGCGAGCCGTACCGCGCGGTGTCGTCGCCGGTCACCTTCCAGCGGTCCTACGCGCAGGGCTTCCTCAACGAGGTGCGCGACAGGTTCGCCCGGCTCCGCAAGTACCGCGAGGACCAGATCCGCTCGACCAACGGCGCGGAGCTCGTCCTGTTCGACCGCAACAAGCTCGTCAAGGACGCGATGGACGCGCTCAAGGCGAGCCTGGGGCACAAGGACGGCAAGGGGTACAGGCAGCGCATCGAGGGCGAGGCGTACGACCGGGGTCAGCGCGACGGTCGGACGGCTGACATCGGTCAGGACCGCATGGGCGGCTCCAAGAAGGAGCTCCGATGAAGTGCGGTAACTGCAAGGGTGATCACGCGAGCGTGGCTCAGGTCCGCTCGTGCTTCGCCAACGTCGAGGGTCGCCCGAGCGAGAAGCAGATGTCTCTCGCTCAGGCCCTCGGCCGCGAGAAGGTTCGGATGCCAGAGCACGCCACGCTCTCGCAGCTGGACTACGAGCTCATGATCGGCGGGCTCAGTCGGCAGGACATCGGCCCGTTCCTCAGCAAGATGCTGAAGCAGCCGAATGCCGGCATGTCCAGGGACGAGCTGTTCGAGCTGGTGAACAACGGCCGGTACGCACTGCAGAACGAGGACGACGAGGACATCCGGTTCTACCAGATCGGTGGCACACACCACCGCATCCTGTGGGAGCTGACTGGTGCCCCGGGCGACTTCAAGATGCAGCGCATCTACCGGCCGGAGAAGATCCTCAAGCGGATCAGCGAGGACCCGGTCGCCGCGTTCGCGCTGTTCGGCATGAACGTCGGAACCTGCGGACGGTGCGGCTCGCCGCTGACCAAGAAGCACACCCGAGAGCGCGGCATCGGGGACACCTGTTACGCCAAGCTCACCGCGTAAGCCGTAGAACGGCGCGTAAGGGCTCGGCGCGACCGCGTCGGGCAAAGGTACTCAGGCACGGCCCCGGATCCGCCTACGACCCCGTAGGATCGGTTCTCGGGCCGTGCCTGGGACACACCTCGGCGGAGGCCGAAGATGAAGTGGGATCAGATCCCCGAAGGCACGTCGTTCGCCATGTCTCAGAAGGGCGTGAACGAACTCCGTGCCGGCAAGCCCAAGGCGTTCTTCACGGGCGTCATCTGCGGTGCGGTCCTGGTGATCGGTCTGCAGTCCTGCGGCACCGACAGCAAGGACAAGCCGGACCCCAAGCCGGGTCCGTCGGTCAGCAGCACGCACAACCCGTCCAGCAACTAGCAACAAGAGAGCGAGCCCCCACACCATGCATGAGATCGGACTCGTCGGAATCCTGGTCATCCTCGGACAGCTCGTCCTTGGGATCAGCACCGGCGCTGTTGCCCTCTGGGTCCAGCGACGGTTCTTCCTGCACCCCGACGAGGACCAGTCGTTCGTCATCCCGGGGACGGTAGCGTTCTTCACCTCCCTGTACTACTTCTGGATGGTGATCACGTATGCCCCAACCTCGTGAGAGGGACGACTGGCGCACGGTGTGGCTCGGCGTGGCGGCCTCAGTGGCCATGCGGAGCTCGTGCTCTCGCGATCAGGTCGGAGCGGTCCTGGTGGTCAACGACTACTGGACGTTCGTCGGCTACAACGGACCACGCACCGGGCGGCCAAACTGCGACATCGGAGGCTGTCCTCGCGGGCTGCTGACGGCTGAGCAGCTTCCGCACGGCGCGAAGTTCGAGGGTGCGGGCCTGTGCGAGGCTGTGCACGCTGAGATCAACGCGGTGACCAAGTATCTCCGCTATCACAAGCAGGTCACTCCCGACGTCATGCTGTACACGACCCGAGAGCCCTGCGAGAACTGCTGGGACGAGCTCATCGAGCTCGGCTTCATGCGCGATCAGATCGTCTGGAGTAACTGATGCCTGCCCCACGCGTACATGTCGAGCTCGACGACAAGGGCGAGCGCGTCATCCTGCGGAGCCCGTTCTTCCCCGGCGTGAGCGAGATGTGCCAGGAGATTCCGGGCCACAACTGGTCGAAGACGAGGCGGTGCTGGAGCTATCCGGTGTCGCTTCCGACTTGCCGGATGCTGCGCCACGTCTTCGCTGACATGCTCGTCGTCGGAAAGCGGCTGTCCGCGTGGGCCAGGCACGCCATCGCTCAGGAAGAGGCGATGCGCGCTCTGGGCAAGCTCGGAGACACCGAGCTGGACCGCCTTCACGAGATCCTGCCCCGGCTGGCCGGTGCGATGGACACGAGGACCTACCAGCGTGTGGGTGCGTCGTTCCTCGCCAACCAGCCCAACGGCGGCGTCCTGCTGGCGGACCAGCCCGGTCTGGGCAAGTCCATCCAGACGCTCGGAGGCATCGTTGAGCGCGGCATCGAGGTCGGCCTTCACCTGATCGCCTGCCCGGCCACAGCGATCAAGATCACCTGGGAGAAGGAGGTTCGCAAGTGGACCGACTTCAGGGTGTTCCCCGTGGCTGGCAGCGCGACACAGAAGAGGAAGGCCATCGAGGCCGCGCTCCTCGCTCCGACCGACGAGCCCCGGTTCGTCGTCATCAACCCGGAGACGACCCGCATCAAGATGGGTCGCTGGTGTCAGAAGTGCAAGTCGTTCGTCGAGGACTTCTCAACGCCTCAGCAGGACATCGACCATCGAGAGGACGGGCACAAGACTGCGCCCCGTCCGTACGTCGTCCAGTTCCCGGAGTTCTTTGAGCCGGTCTGGACGTCGATCGTCGTGGACGAGTCGCACCGATTCTTGTCGGGCATCAAGGGTGCACACGCCAAGACGCAGGTTGCGGAAGGGTTGTGTCGCCTCAAGGTCGACCCGGACGGGCTGAAGGTGGCTCTGAGCGGGACGCCCATCAAGGGCAATCCGGTCAACTTCTGGGGCGTGCTCCACTGGCTCGACCCCAAGCAGTACTCCTCCAAGTGGACTTGGGCGCAACAATACTTGGAGGTCAACGAGACCCGGTTCGGACAGAGCATCGGCGGGCTGAACCCGGCTCGTGCGGAAGCGCTGTACCGATCGCTGGACTACGTGATGTTGCGTCGGACCAAGGGCGAGGTTGCACAGGACCTCCCGCCCAAGCAGTACCTGGAGCACTGGTGCGAGCCGTCCGCCGCGCAACAGCGGCAGTACGACGACATGTCGCTCATGGGCGAGGCGATGTTCGGTGAGAAGGCGGTCAGCGCGACCGGCGTCCTCGCCGAGCTCACCCGGCTCCGACAGATCGCGACGGCTTACCAGGGTGCCGACGGGCCGGTGATGGCCAAGAGCTGCAAGTGGGAGTTCTTGCTGGAGCTCTTGGAGGAACGTGGCCTGGTCGGGACTCAGCGGTACGACAACGGCACCAAGTACGTCATCGCCTCGCAGTTCGGCAAGGTGATCACGGCCATGGAGGCGGAGTTCAAGAAGCTGAAGGTGCCGACGCTCAAGATCACGGGCGACGTCACGGGCAAGGGACGGCTGGCAGCGCAAGAGTCGTTCCAGTCCGCCGGTGGGCCACGCATCATGCTGCTGAACACGATCGCTGGTGGCGTCGCAATCGACCTCGACCAGCACTGCGACGAGCTATTCTTCATGGACGAGACGTTCGTGCCGGACGATCAGGAACAGGTCGAGGACCGCATCCACCGCGTCTCCCGTATCCACCGGGTGACCATCCACTACTTGTACGCAAAGGGCAGCATCGACGAGAAGATTGCCGGCATGAACATCTCCAAGGACCAGATACAGAAGCGTGTTCTGGACGGCCGAAGGGGCGTGGAGTTCGCGCTCCGAATCCTCAAGGAGTAGGGATGCACATGCGAGACATTCTGTTCATCGTGGTGCTCACGCTCGTGCCGGCATTCATGGCATGGCGCGCGTACAAGGTCGGTTACCAGCAAGGACTTCGGAACGAGCGCAGGCGACAGGAACGTCGCTTCCGACTCTCCAGAAGGCGCAATTCACGAGACTGAATCCACGGATTCCTCGACGGCCAATATGAGGTATAGTTGGTCGTGCCAACCCATTCGATATGGAGCAGATAACATGGCCGAGGCCGAAGAGAACACCGAGCGCTTCACGAAGCTCGTGGACAAGGACCCCAGCGACCTGCACGAGCGGTTCGCCGAGTGGATCGCCGACAAGACCGGCTACGAGGACGTCGACGTCAAGTCCGTCCAGATGGCCTGCGCCCTCCGGATCGAGTTCCAGAAGTCCCCGGAGAACCAGGAGGTCCTGGCGGAGCGCCGCGACGGTGCCGAGGCCCGTGAGGCGGAGCGCGAGGAGAAGCGGCAGGCCCGCGAGGACAAGAAGCGCGAGGACGCGGAGAAGAAGGCCGCTGCCGCCGCG